TCAGGAGCTAATTCAGCTACTCGGTCTCCGAAATTATATAACCGTCTACGATCAGGGGCTTGCCCTACGCCAGCAGAGGTAGTTGAGGCGGTAATATCACTGGACTTTAAAGTTCCAGAATTATATGAAAGTGCCATTTTATTTTCCTCTTACTATTTGTTATTATTATGGAAGTGCCGAACCACTACCCGTTTTCATAATCGTATCCCAGACCTGATCTTGGTCTGTTTTAGGACTCTGATGTGCCTGTCCTTGTAGGACTCCGGCTGTCCGGGGAGCTTGTTTCGCTGCACTTACCGCTTCTACTGTGTCGTTATTGGCAACAGAATTGCCATTGACATCCCGCCAAAGTTTTACCAAATTACCTAAACCAACCCTTTCTGTGGGCTGCGTTGAGAACTCCATGAACTCTTTAATATCATTATCTGACATTTTATAAGTATCACGAAGCGTTCCCATCGTATTGTTTAAGTACATATCAGCTTGCGTTTGACGATGTTGTTCAGCCATCGCATTCTGGATCATTTCTCCAGCCATTTGCTGCATCTGTGTAGATACATACTGGTTGGATTGTGATCCGGGTTTTGTGAAGGCTTCCCAAGGGTTGAAGTCATCTTCACTCAGTCCGGGTTGTGATTCTGGTGCACTCTGTTGATTAGCTATACCGTCTTGTAATGTCTGAACCAGATCTGGTCTCTTTTCCAACAGTTGAGCTAGTGGCTCTAGTCGTGACAGTTTCTGATTCTCGGACTGTGCCCGATCATACATTGACTGAAACTTCTTTGCCTCTGTCTCATAATCTATTGAAATAGTTTCTTCTGGTGCAGGCTCAATAAACCCCTGTTCCTGTTGAGCGGACTCAACAGTACCTACGGGTTCTTGACTAACGATATCTTCAACAAATGCGGTTTCACTATCCATCGGTTGAGTACCGACATTAGCCTCTGCTTGTTCTAATGTGCTCATATTATCTCCTTATTTAAGATGTCTCTAATTCTGTGGAATGGAACCAGCCTCTTCAGATCCTTTTTCAAGATCCCTAGCTAATTTTTCCACTTCGAGCTTCACCTCATTTTCAAGTTTGTTACGCTGAACTCTACGATCAGCTTTGGCATCTGAAGAAACCTCGGAAAGTCTGGACTTGAATTTCTCCACTTCCACCCTCTTACGGTCACTAACAGATTCCCTCTGGGCTGTTTGCAAGTCACCCTGCAAAGTCTTTAATTGCTCTTCAAGAGCTTGAATTTGTTGCATCATTTGCTGCTTCTCATCTGTCCGCTGCATGATACCTTCTTTATCGAAAATCTCTGGATTCTTTTTTAATACTTCAAACTTATCAACAATTCCCATTTGAAAAGCTTCTAAGTATACATTAAGCTCTGCCCACTTATTGGTAGGCATAGTAGAACCCGGTTCAATCCGAATATCGTGCTGATCTAAAAAGTGTCTATCCTTTTTCATATCCATTACAGCACCACTGACATCCGTATAATAATTTGCCATAACTTCTGTTAGGTTATTATTTGGCTGTGCCAGTCTAAAAATCTTTTGGAAAGTATAATGTCCTTTGGAAAGATTATAAATAATTTTACCAAGTCTGTTCATACTAAATTCAATATCCCTTAATTTAGATTTAGGTCTTTCTGTCCCCAATGCTATCATTCTTTCTGTACCTTTGACAGTCTCTGGTGCTTTTTCAGCAAAGCCATGCATCATTTCTGGCAGACCAAATATAAAATCTATATAAAACTCTGACTGTTGTATCAACTTATAGAACTCACCAGCCAATGGCTGAGGAGCTGGATAATGAGGTTCCCCCTGAGAAGAGTCCACTTCTATTACAGCATTTGGATTCGCCCAATCTTTTTCAAGCTGCCCTAAATCATCCACACTGCCAAGAGGAACTAATAATTTTAGTCCCGCTGAAGCTTGGGCATGAGAAAGTGCCAGAGACCACAGTTTGTTCAGGAGGCGTTGCATGGGTCTGGCACGGGAGACATCGCTCTTAGGGTATGGAGTGCCTGTCCAAACATTAGGCAACGGGACTATTGGATATTCATCTGTATTTAAAATAGATTCATATAAAACTATTTCTCCAAGAGTAGCACAAACCTTCACCCTGTTTTGCAATACCTCTACAATTTGAAATGCTCCACTCTCTAGTACCTCTTGATTTTGCTCTGCAAATTCTGCGTATTCATCAGGAGATAATATAGATTCTTCCTGACTCTGCGTATCAATCACTCTATAAAAAGGAACTTTAACTTTATAAAATCTTTCTAATATCTGATATTTTTTAACTTCAAAATAATCTTTATCTTTTACTTCAGATGGAGTAAAGATAGTCATTGAATTTTTATTCTGAGCAGCTGGATAATCTTCATCACCATAACTAAACCCAGACAAATCATGTATAATTCCTTTTATTACCTCTCCAGTTTCTGGATCTGTTTGATCTCCTAATTCAGGGTAGAGGTTCAGCACCTGCTCACCAGTCAGTATAGTAGATAGGATGATTCCATCGGAATCGCTAAACCAACGATCACGGGATGAAGGCGAGGCATAAACCCTAAACGGGTCAATATAAGTGAACTTTACGTCACCTCTACCGAAGTCTGATTGTCCATCAATATAGGCATATAAGTATCCAATACCAGTAGTAGCATAATCATGGATGGCTTGTTTTATCTGAGAGTCACCATCAGATATCTGCCAGATATAACCAATAATTGTTCTCCATAATGTAGCTACCTGTACATCTGAATCCTCCCTAGGGGTAATTGTAAATGCTGGTGCTCTTGATGTTAATACTGCTTTAAATTTTTCAATAGCGGAGGAGATCCTATCCATTGGAATATCTGCTTGATTCCTCTGAGATAGCTCATCAGACTCTTCCGCACTAAAATGATTACCAAGGTAGAAATCTATATCTTTACGGGACTCTGTATCCCAGTCAGAACGAGCATCTCGCCATTGACGATGAAGTTCTTCGTTCTGTAAAGCTCTTGGATCTTTGTCTATCTTACTCAATTAATTCCTCGGAGAATACATAAAAGGTGGCTTGGCTCCATGATCAACTCCCTGACGAATGGCAGAGGAATCCCTGCCTTGCATGAGCTGACTATTATAATGTTCATTTTGATCTCTCATTATAGCATATTTATCTAATCGTGGCTGATGTCTACCCTCTAATCCAAGACCGTCATACAAATATCTACTCTTTGGGCTTTCTATAGACTCTATTAAAGAATCTAACTTAATAGCCTCTAAGGATTGACGGGCACTATCAAGCCTTGCCTGTTCTGCTGCTTGCTGTAAACTGTCCCTATTAGCCTTTAAAGAGTTCATATAAGCACCGGGTTCTCCCCAACTACCACTAGCTGCTGCACCCGGCTCTCTCTGGTCGAAAGGTACAAATCCATTACCACCTTGCTGTGGCTGCTGCTGTCCTTGCTGCATCATTTGTTGCTGCTGTAAAAACTGCTGCATCATTGCATCATCTTGGACTACGTCACCATTTTGATAACCTATCATACCACCGTGTTGCATACCTAATAAACTGTCATAAGAACCTTGATCTATTGGTTCTCTTTGACCTTTAAAAAATTTAGATATATCTCCACTATGAATATATCTAGGGTTAGAATCATCATAAACTCCTTCTCTAGCAATGGGTCTATCAAATGCTATTTCTTGAATAAGCCTTGTAAGTTTATCAGCAGATTTATTTAAATCTTTTAATGGTTGTCTTTTTTTATCTTCCCAAGTAGGTGACCCACCCCTTAAAGCTTGCCCTCTATTTGCATCATATACCATTCTACCCATCTTAACACTTGATTTTTCAGCTTCTCCAATATAATCACTATATGCTCTTTTAAATTTTCTAAATGCAACCTCATCTTTCTTGTCACCTTCTTGAAATTCACCTTCAGGATCTACTCTTTTAGCCCATTGCTGCACAGCAAAAAAAGGATTATAGTGTTTCATAGGATCAGTACCAACAGCTCGACCATAATCAGAACTAGCCCTGTTTAATTTATTAATTAATATATCTTCAGGAAAACCAAATTGATTCCCAGTAGCTTCTGCAAATTCTTTATATTGAGGCATTAGGTCTCTTTGAACCTCATTATATGGTCTTTCGTCATAATACTCCCGAGGTCTTTTTTGCATAGAGCTTGCAAGCATTTGATATTGAGGATCGGCAGGGGGCATACTTTCACCACGCCTAATAGTTAATCCACCATTTTCATAACCCATTACTCCATTAGGAGTAGTTACTCCGCCACCCATCATAGGTTTAGCATCTTCTAAGGCAGCCATTGACAATAACTTATCTATATTATCGTGACCGCCTTCATCTGGTAAGTTATTTAATTTTCTTAGTAGTGGTACTCCAAGAATGTCTACAGCACTCTTTTTAATCACAAATTCACCCGGAGTTAATTTTGCTGTTACTGTATCTGTGCTCGGCATAATTAGTCCCTTATCTCAAAATGTGGAAAATCATCGAAGCGGTTGTCCATGACCTGAAAGTCCATATCCCAGTCTCCGCCCCACCTTAATTTATGACCCATAGCCC